TGTAAATCCAAAACCAACGATGAATAGAAATCCAAATGGTGAGGATGTTGCACAGGCAGATGATGTAATCACTTCTAACTTTAATAAACAAAGTAAAGAAAAACACTTGATTGCAGGCCCTTTAATGATACCAAAGAAACTCATATACAGATATGATGATTTTAATGGTGAGTATTATGTATATTTTAGTAAAGATACAATAGAAAAGATTGCATACAAGTATATGCAAAACAAATACCTAGACCAAACCAATATAGAACATTCAGAATCTATGACAATGGATGATGTAGTTCTTGTAGAAAGTTGGTTAGTAGAAGATCCTGAAAAAGATAAATCTTATTCCTTAACAGGTGAGAAATATGAAAAAGGAACTTGGTTTGGTATAATGAAAGTAAAAAATAATTCGTTATGGGAAGAATGGATTAAGACTGGAAGAGTTAAAGGGTTCTCGGTAGAGGGCTACTTTTCTGATAAGGTTATTAATGCATCCAAACATAAGTTTTATTATAGAACTACCGATGGTGGAACTGAGATAGTAATTGATCACGAAACTTTGGTAGTTTTTATATTAGACGATGGTGAGCGAAAAGCCATATTGCCAGATGGTTCTTACGAACTCTCAAATGGGAAGACATTAAGAGTTGTAGGTTCTAAAGCAGTAGAGGGTTCGTTCTAAATCACAAATTTTAAACTCAATGGAGAATTAATTATGAACAATGTACTAAGAGACTTAGTAAAGAAGCATTTTAATCTTGTAGATGCACCTTCAGTAGAAGAGAAGGTTGAAGAACAAGTTGAAATGTCAGTAGAAGAAACTACTGAAGAAAGTTCAGAACAAAACTTCGGTGAAATCAAAACTGCTGATGGAGAACTTACTCTTACTTATGAAGGAGAAGAACTTGCAGTTGGATTACCGATTTTTGTGATGACTGAAGATGGAAACGTACCAGCACCAGATGGTGAGCACTCATTGGAAGGAGGTGTGGTAATTGAGACAGAGGGTGGGTCTATCGTAGAGATTTCTGCGGAAGATGAAGAAACACCTGAAGTTGCAGATGAAACCACAGCTGGTGAAGATTCAAAAGAAGAGATGGCAGAAGAAGAAGATGTAATGGAAAAAGAAGAGGAAATGATTAAAGCAATCGCTGAAATGATGTTACCAATGATTGATGACATGAAGAAAGAGATTGAAGAAATGAAATCTAAATTTTCTAAAACACAAGAAAAAGTAGAATCTTTTGCTAAATCACCTGCAGCGGATAGAACCAAAGCAGAAATTAGAAACCGTAACAACAGTAAAACATCTGTTGATTACAACCCTCTTGATGAGAACAAAAAAGCTCAATTTGAGAGATTATTAAAAATTAGAAACAAAAAATAATTAGGAGAATTAAAAATGGCAATTAACGTATCTGCATTAGCAGACTTTAACAATGAATTGGCTGGAGAATTCCTAGTAAAATCAGTAATCGCTGGTTCTACTGCAGAATTCGTAACAGTACAAGAAGGTATTAAGTATAAAACACCACTTAACCTTCAAGAAGTAGATTTAGTAATACAAGACGGATTTGGTTGTGTATCAACTGAATCAGGTTCAGTAACTTACTCACAACGTGACTTAGAAGTATGTCAACGTTCATCACACGATGGTTTATGTTTAAGAGATTTAGACAAAAAATACATCGGATTATTAGGACCAGAAGGTTCTTACCCTGAAACTTATGCTTTTGCTGAAGAATATGCATCTCAACTAGTTGCTAACTTCCAAAAGAAAAATGATCAGTTCTTATGGACTGCAACAACAGGAGCAGGTGATTGTGTTAATGGTCTTAACACTCTATTGGCTTCAGGTTCAGGTGCAACTTTCGTATCTCAATCAGCTCCAACATCTGATAACATCTTGGAACAAATTGATGAGCAATTAGAGAACTTAAACGTAGATGTACAAGATAGAGATGATTTGACAGTATTCATGTCAGTATCTAACTTTAGAAAATACATCGTTGGTTTAAGAAAAGAAAACAACTTCTATTATGACCCAAATACAGTAGAGAACAGAGGTTCATTACTAACAGCAATGCATCCATTTGCTAATCTACGTGTAGTTGGAACAGTTGGTCTTCAAGGTTCTAATAGAATCGTTGCTGGCCCAGCTCGTCATATCGTAGTTGGAACTGATTTAGTATCTGATTTGGATAACTTCCAAATGTTTTATGATATTAATGATGATAAACTGAAACATAGAATTGTAACTAAATTAGGTGTACAAGTTGCGTTCCCAGAGTTCTGGACAACTAACAACCTTTAATCAAAATAGGAGGATATAATTATGGCATGTGATATAGCTTCAGGATTTGCACTTGGTTGTAGAGACAACACAGGTGGGATTAAAGCACTTTATATCCTTTCTGGCTCTGTATCAGATATTACCGAAACTTCTGATGAAATTTCGGATATTTCTGGTTCAGGAGTATTTTATCAATTTGATTTACAGAGAGGAACATCTGATTTCACAGAAACAATCAATGGTTCAACTGAAAATCAAACAGTCTTTTACGAGGCTACGATAAACGCTGCATTCGCTAAGTTGCAGACTTCAACACGAAACCAAGTAAAAGTTCTTGCTCAAAACCCTGATTTGAAAATTATTGTTGAAACAAACAATAATGTAACAGGTAGTAAGTTCTTCTACGTTGGTAGAGTACATGGAGCTCATCTTAACGCAGGACAAGGTCAGTCAGGTACCGCTTTAGGTGATGCGAACGGATATACTTTAACTTTTACAGCTCAAGAACCACATCCAGCAGATGTAATCACTGGAACAACTCTTGAAGATGCATTAACAGGTATAACTGTTTCACAATAAGTGAATATGAAAAGAGGGTGGAGCCCACAAGTTCCACCCTTCTTTTTTTTATATAATAAGATAGTATGCAACGAGTAGAAGAAAATAAAGTAAATTATTTAGTATTTCCTTACAAGGCTTTCTCAACTGATTCATTGCCAGCTGGTGAGAATGTATTTATTTTATACGCATACCAAACAATGGCAAATGATACCAATTCTTTCTCATATATTTCTTCATCAGTAGAAACAAACGATAGGTGGAGAACGGCAGTAGCTGAAATTATTACAGATGGTAATCCATCATTAGGTCAATTAAAACTTGAACCAGGAACCACATATAATTTAGAGTTAAGATACGGTCAAGAAGAAGGTTTAACTTGGGGAGAAGCAGAAACAGAATGGGAAGATACTTTCCTTACATGGAGTACTGCTAAAACAATTACTCCAAGTAACTTAATTCAATTAGGAAATGATACCATATTTGTATCAGGTTCAGTTTCACCAGATGAAAAACTTTACATATCATCCAATGAAAACGCAGTATTAAAGATATACCAAGGATAGAAATGGATAAAAAATTAAAACAACATAAACTAACAGTAATTCCAAAATACGGAAATTACTACTACCCTACATCAAAGGTATTTGAAGATGATAAGGGTGATATAGTTTATTATGGAGAATCAAATGAGTTTCCACAATACGTAATTGAATTATTTAACAAATCATCAATTAACGGAACTGCAATCATTGCAAAGAGAGATGGTATTATCGGAAATGGTTTAACTGCTGAAAACGAATCAATCTTAGATTTTGCTAATAGAGATGGTGAATCTTGGAATGATGTATTTAAGAAAGTTGCTTTAGATGAATCCCTTTTCGGTGGATATGCATTAGAAATCATTTGGTCACAAGATAGAACTAAAATTACAGATGTATATCATATAGATTTTTCTTATGTAAGAGCACACAAGATGAATGAACGAGGTATTATACCTGGTTATTACATTTCATCAGAGTTTGAGAATAAAGGAAGATTAAGAGTTAAAAAAGAAGATGTAACTTATTTACCAAGATTTAACAAGTTAGATAGAACATCTCCTTCTCAACTTATCTACGCAAACTCATATAGACCAGGTATGAGGTATTATCCTCTACCTGATTATCATGCAGGGTTAAACATCATATCATTAGATGCAGAGGTTGATAACTTCCATAAAAACAACATTAAGAATGGTTTAGCTCCTTCACTTGCAATCACAACATTTACGAATGCAGATGCAGAAGAAAGACAAATCATAGAACAACAATTACGAGAAGGATATGCAGGAAGTGATAATGCAGGTTCTTTAATGTATATGGATGTTGCTAATAAAGATGAAGCACCTGTTATTACACCAATACCACAGAATGGTGCAGATGGATACTATACAACTGTAAATGATATGGTAACTCAAAAGATATTAACTGCACACAGAATTACTTCACCTATGTTATTAGGAATTAAAACAGAAGGACAATTAGGTGGTAGAACTGAAATGTTAGATGCTTATGCACACTTCCAAAACACGGTAATAAGACCGATGCAAAGTAAGATTTTAACTACTTTTGAAGAAATATTCCATGTTAATGGTATTGATGAACCACTTGGAGTAGAACAAAAAAGATTATTCGAAGATGGAGAAGAAGTTGATGTAGTAACATCAGTAGAGGCAGAAAGTGGAGAAGATACAGAATTAGAAACAAGAATAGAACAAGGAGAAGAAAATGCAGAACGTATTACTGATTAGTGAAGCAAAACTTAAAGCCTTTACAGATATAAACGATGTGTTAGACACGGATCTAATAAAAAGTGCAATTAGAGAAACACAGATTATTGAATTAACAAGATTACTTGGTGAAAAGCTTTATGATAAAATTATCACAGATGTAAATGATGGAACTATAACTAATCAATATAAATCACTACTTGAAGATTATATCCAAGATACGTTGATATACTACTCATATCATACTTGTTTAGAATACATTTATTTAAGACCTAGAAACAATGGTTTATTACAACCACAAGGTGGAGATAATGCTCTTTCAGTAGATATGAAGGTATATGATAAGAAAAGACAATCTGTAATAAACAAAGCAGAATACTTTGCAGAAAGATTAGTTGATTTCTTGTGTTTTAATGATGAATTGTTTCCAGAGTATGGAACTGAAACAAATGAAGAAATTTATCCTGATAAAGGAATTCAGTTCAAATCACCA